GACAGTAGCAGATGTTGCTACAGCACCTTTCCTATCAAGTGGTATTACTGGGTCAGGCGAGTTTTTCGCTTACGACCAAGTAAGACAAACCGCAAATTATGGCGAGACCATAAATTCGAGTATTGAAAACGGAACAATATTCTACGAACAATCTCTAACACTTCAATTCCACAAGTACCAAGATTCGCTTCAAGACATAATTAATACATTAGGACAAAGTGCTGATGCTAAACTTATAGTTGAAACAAATAACGGTGCATCAGATAATGACGCTAAATTCTTCCTATTAGGTGAGTTTAACGGATTGACTCTATCAGCTGGAAGTGGACAAACGGGAACATCGTTCGGAGATTTAAATGGATATTCTCTTACATTTACAGGTCAAGAACCTGAACCTGCGAAAGAATTAAATGTAGTATACAATGCGGCATCATCAAGCTTAGAAATGCTTGCTGACTTCATGTCGGGAATTACAGTTGGTTACGTATAAGTAATCTAACAAACATATATACGAAATGGGTTCTACTTAAGTGTAGGGCCCATTTTTTTCTATTAGTATGTGAAATAAAAGGATGAATTAAAAGACAATGCTTAAATTTAAATTAGTAGATAAATACGGAAATTTTATTATTAATAAGATAGCATTCTACACCCCTACTGACTTAGGATATAGTGTAGGGGATACAGTTAATATTAACTTTACAAGCCAATACAGCCTATCGCAATCATTATTGGAAAATCAGGCGATTTCCGCGTCAAATCAACATTACCTCACATTTGACATATCAGGCATCGATTTACCACAAGTTGGCGGTCAATACATTGTAGATATAGTTGATTATACATTTTGGGAAAATGAAGGTGACGATTGGGATGAAGCAGGTGTGTGGGGAGAACAATATGAAGTTAAAGATACTGAACGAGGTTTTATAGTTAGTTTAATTCTGTTTGATTCATATTTAAGTAATTTTGAAGAGGCAAACTATATAAAACATAATTTTACGTACACAGAATATACTCATATTAGTGACTTTGAAGATGCATCTTATTTAAAACACCTATTTGATTACACTTCTAAAACCTATACTAGTTCATTTGAGAGTTCTAGTTACATTTCTCATAGTTTCGCCGTTACAACCAGCAGTTATACAAGTTCATTTGAAACCTCCAGCTATATTTCCCACAGTTTTACTGTAACAACAGGTAGCTATACTGGGTCTTTTGAAAGTGCTAGTTATATAACAGCCTCACTAAACATAAATAGTGCCACCCCTTACATATCTGTTAGAGAAGAAGGAACGTACACAATATACAATGGCTAAAGCAAAATTAATACACAGGTATAAAACAAACCACAACACCCTTAAGGAGGAACGTGGTGAAGGTAGTTTTATTAGATTCGGAAATAACAACGCATTTCCACAGAAACTAATATGGCTTAATAATCACTCATCATTAAATGGTGCGTGTATTAAGGCTAAAACAGAGGCCATCATAGGTAAAGGATTAATATGTAAAACTGAGGGTGTATTAGATAATGCTAACCCTTACGAATCATGGAATGATATCTATAAGAAAGTATCATATGATTTTACATTACTAGGTGATTATGCATTACAGATAGTTTGGTCCAAAGATGGTAAAAAAATTGCTGAGGCATATCACGTAGATATGTCTTATGTTAGGGCTGAGGAGAAGGATGAATTTGGAATTATACCTGGTTATTACATTTCAGCTGATTGGGCACTTTCATCCCAAGGAGATGCTAATTACTTACCTGCATACTGTCCTAGTAAATCAATAAAACAACCTAAACAACTATTTACAATTAAACCATACAGACCTGGTCTCGAATATTATTCATTACCAGATTACGTAGGTTCAATTAGAATAATTGAATTAGACACTGAAATAGATAATTTCCACACTAACAATATTCAGAACGGATTAGCACCAAGTTTAGCTATCACTACATTCACTAATGCAGACGCTGAGGAACAACAATGGGTTGAAAAAGCATTACGTAACCAATATGGTGGAAGTGACAATGCAGGTTCATTACTTTATATGGATGTTGCATCAAGAGATGAAGCACCTATTATAACTCCAATTGCAACAAACGGAAACGATACTTATTATGAAGTTATGAATTCCATGATTGAACAAAAGATATTAACAGGTCACCGTATTACTTCTCCAATGATATTAGGTATTAAAACAGAAGGACAATTAGGTGGTAGAGATGAAATGCTGGATGCATATTTGTTATTTATGAATACTGTAATTAATCCAATGCAATCTTCTATCCTAAAGGGTATTGAACAATTACTTGAAGTAAATTATGGTGATGTAACAATAGGTGTTACAACTACTAACTTATTTGAAGATGGAACATTTGAAACAGACGTAATAGTTACAGATGAAGCAAATGAAGCTGATTCTAAATTATTAGAAAAAGAGAATGAAACAGTAGAAACTATAAAATAATGACAGAGGTAATATTTATAAGCGAGACTAGGTTAAGACAATTCACTGACCTCAATGATAATGTATCAAGTGAATTAGTTAAAAATGGTATTCGTGAAGCACAGGACATCCAAATCCAACGCATATTAGGAACTAAGTTATACAATAGGTTAATAGCAGGGGTAATAGCAGATGATTTAACAACCGTTGAAACTACCTTAATGAATAATTACATTGCAGATGCCTTAATATACTGGAGTTACTACTACAGCTTAGATGCAATTTACTTGCGTCCTAGAAATAATGGATTAGTTAGACCTAATGGAGGTGAAAATTCTGTAGATGTTGAATTAGTTTATTATGATAGAAAGAGAGGTACTGTTAGGAAGAAGGCTGAATGGTATAGTGAATTACTAGCTACCTATTTACAGGAGGAAATTTCATTATTCCCTGAACTAAGTGAATCAACAAAACTATATCAGAAATCATCAAATACAAATTCTCAATATGCTAATAACCCTTTTGTGATGAGAGACTCTAGTAGAGGACAAGGTAATTTAAGAGGTATCCCTAGAATAAACGGAGATTATCCCTGTTAATTACATTAAATAAATAAGTTATGAGTAAAGAACAACTTCCAAAAGTATCAATTAAAGATATAATATTAATTATAAAAGCCATTTATGAAATTAAAAAACTCATAAAATTACTTAGAAAAGATAAATATAAAAAACAAAGAAACATTTTAAAAAACAATAAAAAATGAATAAAGAAAAAACAATGAGTGTCATCAGACACAGTTTGACCTTCACAGGTGGTTTATTAGTTACATTCGGATACGTTGAGGAATCAACATTCACAGAATTAAGTGGTTTAGCTATCACATTAATCGGTTTAATGTGGGGTATAATCAGCAAAGGTTAACGTAGTATCGTGTAGATAAACGCGAGTAATAACAAAACAAAGAAGTGGCACCGAGTATATTGGTGCCACCTTTATCTCACAAGTAACGCAAGACTACATTATTAAAGATATTTGGGGAGAACTATAATAGCATGTTTAGCTTCTGCTACTCTTGCATCCCACCAAAGCTTATCAGCAATAACTACTTTCTCTTCTGCTTCCTTTAATTCCAAAACAGCTATCTCTAGGTTTTCTTTAAGTCTTTCTACTTCACTCATAATTTCTTCTAATTAGTGTTTTCATTGTTTTTTGTGTTATAGTATTTTCTTTTTTCTGTTGTGTCTAAGAATTTTAATAATTCAGGGAAGTTAAATATTTCAGCATAATGTTTTATTGCTGCATTAAAATGGTCTTGTTCACATTCATATCCTGCTAATCCCCATTCTGTATTATACATTATAGCAGAACGTTTAGACTTGTAATCATGTTTACATGTTTTACAATACTTTGAATATCTTATTTCTGTAGTAGTTAATAGAGGGAAAGACTTATGAATATTATCATATGTTACCCCACACTTGTTACATGTTTTTTGTTGTTCACTCATTTTATATGTTTTAATAATGAAGGCATTTCAAATATCCTAGAGTATTCTTTTATTGCTGCATTAAAATGGTCTTGTTCATTATCGAATCCATCAAGTACCCATTCTTTACATGCAATTAAACCATTACGTCTAATATTATATTTTATCTTACATGGTTTACAGTAGCACTCATAGGTACCTTCTGCTATATTAAGAGTATAGAACATTTTATTAATGTCATTATATGTTGTTTTACATTTGGTACATGTTTTTTGTTGTTTACTCATTTTAGTATGTTTTAATAATTGTATTCCCATATAAATATATTAGGACATCAGAAACCGCAACTTACTGTTAATTACTGTTTTGATATGACGTTAATATGACGTTAATATGACGTTAATATGACGTTAATATGACGCCTTCAAATTACTGTATAGAAAATGTGGGGGAGTGGAGTATTTTTTATATGTATCGAACGCATAATCATATTGGAAGATAGGGTTTGCAGAGAATGAACGCTTTAAGTTTAATTAGTAGTGTTAAAACGTTAACAGAAAATTAAATTGTGTTTATACCTCCGAGGTGAAAATCCTCAACCGTCCTGAACACTTTGAGAAATTGGTGGATGTTCAGTTGTTTATTTAAACATTAATTAACGGGTTTCAATCATTTAGAATTGAGAACGTATCCTTCATTAGGGTTTGGGTACGGTGGAGGGTTTTTTCTGCAAATCACTTGGAGGATAAACAGGTAGAAACGCCGAACGCCGAACACCGAACAGCGAACAGTTCTACAATTCTACCTGTTATTTATAATTACATACATTAAAAAACACATTCAAATGAGAAAAGGTAAATTTTCACAAATAAGGTTTAAAAATAATAGGAGAAAGAAAATAAAAGGAAAATCTGATTTACTCCCATTTACAGACGCTAGTAAGATAATTGAAGCAGAAGAGGCGAAGAATAGAAAACCCAAGATAAGAAGAAAAATAGACGGAAAATGGGTATTAATAGATATTTCAGGAAAATAAATCATATGAATAGTGTATGTGGTATTATATCTGTAATCGCAAATAACAGAAAATAAAATGGCACTACCTAATTTCACATCACAAACAATTAAATCTACCTTCCAACGTTTAATTCAAACTCCGGATGGTATTACTTTTTATGATGGTACAGGAAGTTTAGTACAAATAGGAACTACAGACACCGGTTCACTACTTACTACAGCTTCTGCTAATTTAAATGAAATTACATTTACTAAGGGTGATACCTCAACATTCGTAATTACAGTAGACACAGGTAGTGGTACCGCAACAGACACCGGTTCACTGTTAATTACAGCGTCAGTATCCACAAACACCATTACATTCACCAAGGGCGATGCATCTACATTTGACATTACAGTAGACACAGGAAGCGGAGGAGGTGGTTTTACATCAGCGGGAATTTCAGGGTCTTGGCAAGGACAAAATTTCGTATCTGCTTCACAAACATTCTTATCAACGGGACAAAGAGACGGCGACTCAGCTATTACAGGTTCACTAGAACTATCAGGGATATTAGAAGGAGAAGGTGCATTACGAACTTCATTTACAGGTTCTGTAGATAACCCAGCGTTATTAATAGGTCCTTTAGCTGGTAATCTTTTTGGTAATAAATGTGGGCTTATATTAGATGAAATAGTACCAGGTTCAACATTATTTGTCCCTTATTTCGTTGCTAATGGTAATAAAATATTTGGATTTGGTACTGTTATGGCTATGGAGGTAGGTATAAATATGCAGGGAAATAACATTCAATACGGTTCTAATTCTCAGACAAAAATATATGCAGATACTGACCCTGTAAACAACCTTGAAATCCATGCAGATGGCCACATTAGACTTCGTGCTAACAATAACCTAGAAATATACAGTAACACAACTGCCTCAGGTGCTATAAGTGCAAGTGGCAATTTACATGCCTTAGTTGCAGATAATAGTGATACATCTTTTAAAACAGTAATGTATGACCCTTCTAATGGTCAATTCTACCGCACAGGAAGCTACGGTGGAGGCGGAGGAGGTACTCCAACAGATACAGGTTCACTGTTAACTACAGCATCAGCAGCTTTAAATGTTTTAACATTCACTAAAGGCGACGCTACAACATTTGACGTTACAGTAGATACAGGAAGTGGAGGTGGTGTAAACATATCAGGAACACCTTCAGATAATCAAATAACAGTATGGACAAATGCTAATACGGTAGAAGGTACTGATGATTTTAAATGGACATCAGCTGATAGGGAACAATACATAAACGGAAAAACAATATACGTACCCCGTACAGATGGTTCGGGGACATACCTTAATGTAAATAATGAATTTGAAAGTGCTTTTTTATCTTACACTGGAGAAATTATTGAAGTAGGTACTGCTATAAGTACAACTGCAGGTTACTGTTATAATTTAAATACAACATGGGCAACAGCAGATTCAAATTCTACATCACTATCTCAGAACTTCTTAGGCATTTCAATAAATGCAGGTACTAATAATATATTTCTTACTAAAGGGGTATTCCAAACAGCATTAATTACAGGTACCTACAGTGCAGGTGCAGCAATATATTTAAGTGCTACAGCGGGGGCAATGACCTTTACAAAACCAACAGCAAGTGGAGACACTGTTAGGCAAGTAGGTTATGCAATAGACACATTTGTAAGTGGAAGAACAACATACCACAAAGTATATTTTAATCCTTCAATGGAATTCGTAGTAGTATAAAGACATGAAGAAAAAACCGTGGAGAGTAAATAAGTCCTTAATGGGTCAAAATATATACAGTATAACTGAAAATGAAATTAAAGCAGAAGATGGAAGGACTGTAATGCATAGGTGGGAAACGCCTATCATGAATCGAATGGCTGAATTTATATGCGAAAGTAAAGGCGATATTATAGAATTTGGGTTTGGGATGGGTATAGCAGCTACAGCAATACAATCATACAATGTTAAATCACATACAATATGTGAAATTAATCCAGGTGTACTTAAAAACCTACATGAATGGGCAAAAACCCGTCCTAATGTAATAATATTAGGAGGGGATTGGTATAACAACATTGATAAAATGAAAACATATGATGGGATATTGTTTGATACCTATTATGATGGTAATACTTATAAATTCCACGAAACACACGCCAAAATAGCAAACAAAGGGTGTAAAAGCACCTGGTGGAATAATGTTGAATTAGAATGGGAGGAATTAGGGTTAACAAATACAGAGTTCGAAATAATTCCTGTATCACCACCAGAAAATGACTATTTTAATTTCCCTAACTTTTGGATGCCTAAACACATCGCCTTATAGTGTAATGGCAACACATCTGTTTTTGAGACAGATATTTTAGGTTCGAGTCCTAATGAGGCAACCATAATATCCCTACTGGGGTAATTTTTATATGTACGAACGTACAATGTGCCCGAATGGCTTCCTTGGAACAGCATTCGGGCCTTATTAATCTAACCAAAAAATGAACATTAATACACACATACAGAAAGTCTACCCCGAACTAATTAAAATGGGCAAAACAAAACTAAATATAGTAGTATCTTGTGTTTCTAATAAAACAAAAACCCCACTACCCTCACTTCAATTTAGAAATATAGAATTAGATAATATCCCTAAAATGGGGGAAAAATGGATAAATTTCCTTAAAGCTTCCAATGCCCCCCTAACCCCTGCCTATCAACTATACTCGGGGGCTGCTTGGAATTCTATATTAGATGCAGAGGAGTTATCCAAAAATTTAAAGAATTATGAAGTAAATTGGTATATCATGAGTGTAGGATATGGGTTACTTAAATGGGAAGAACCTATAAAACCCTATTCTATTACTTTTTCTAAACCTTCATTTGATGGGTTGAGAAAACGAGTTCTCAAACAAGAAGCAAATAGATTATGGTGGGATTATATTATTAATAGGAGAAATTTTAAAATCTCAGACATAGCTACACCCGATTTCACTACAATTGTTGTGGGTTCCACCGAATATATAAATGCTGTAAGAGAAGATTTAGAGGGGTGTAATAATCTACTTATTATTAGTTCTACTTATAATGCTAGATATTTTGTAGATAGACAAATCCAAACCCATGAGAAACTTAGATTCATCGTAGGAGGAGGAAAAATAGACAATAATGCTAGAAATTTAAAATTTATTCTCCACCATATAGACCAGTGGGGAGTTGATTTAGATGTAATAAACACTAACTTAAAGGGAATAATCTCAGGAATTAAAGAGGAACTCCCCAAAGTAAACAGAAATAGAAAATCTCTTTCTAAAGATAAAGCAATTAATATTATTAAAAGCATAGGTTTAAACAAACCTATGTCGCATTATGTAAATACTATTAGAAACGAAAGGGGGTACAAAATAAGTGAACAAGTAATCATATCATACCTTCAAGAACTCAAAAAATGAACATTAATACACACATACAGAAAGTCTACCCCGAACTAATTAAAATGTGCCGAACACTAACTAAATGCAGTGATTCCTCAAAGGACTTAGTCCACGACATAATAATTGACTTCCTA